TGGTGGTTCTGGTGCTGGTCCTAACACTAACTTTGCCAAGGATCCAATCCTTTCTTTCGCCTCTGGTAAAGATCGGAGCCAAGAATATAATGACCTGCTGACGGCCAACAATCAGCTGGGTGCATTTGATGGTCAATCGTGGGCTAGAGCACAAAATGCAGGCTTTAGTGACGATCAAATCTATGATGCATTGAATCAGTATATCGCCTCTGGTGACAAGAGTATGATGATTGGCAAGAGGCCAATGTCTGTACTTGATAACTGGCAGAATGATAACCCACGTAGCTACAATGAGTATGCCAACGGTTACATGGCTCCTTACTCAACTAATGCTCAGGTAATGTTTAATCCTCTTGGAGGAGTTAATACAGGACTCGGTAGTGGTGGTCAACAGGATCAAGGTATCACGTGGTACTCAACACAAGGCAATGAAAAGAACAATCTATCTGGTTCGTTGATGCCTGCTAGTACTGCAGCAAACATCTTAGAGAATGGTTATTACGCACGAACTCCCGAAGGATTCCAAAGGATGATGGATGGGGAAAGTCCCGTTCCAACTCGATATATTGGAGACAAGCAAGGTAGACCGGATCAGTATGGTGGATACACTTACGGATACGATACCTTTACTTCGGCACCAGCTCAGCAGTACATGAATAACCTGAACTACGCCGCTGACTGGAACTCATTCATGCCTAAATCTACTAAAAATAGTAGCAAAGGTGCTAGGTAATGCACGAATCCATCCTGCTCAACTCACTAGAGACCCTAGGCCTTTCGCTTAGGCAGCTTCTAGTTGAGCTTGACGAAAACTTTCCGCCCTTCAACCCACATCCTAACGACCCTACTAATATGATCATGTATAAATCTGGTCAGCGTTCAGTCGTGGAGTGGATCAATACCCGTATTGAAGATGGCCAACAACAAGAATAAAAACAACAGTAAGAAAACAAGTTGGAAGCAGGCTGACTACGGTAAAAGGTTTACTGGCAAGGACATCCAGCAACTGCGAAGCTCAGGTTACAACGATAACCAGATCCTCAAGATTGCATCTGCTGCATCACAGCAGGATCGTTGGAAGACCAACAGCAAAGCAATCAGTAAAACTGACTCTCTGCTCAGTCAACTCAATCAGGGGTGGCTAAATCCAGAAGTTAAATCTGGAAATAATGGTCTAGGTGATAGAATCAATGTTGCCTTATACCCTCAAAGACAAAAGGCACCTAACAAGCTCTTGTCTTGGAATGGTCTTGGTGATAGCTATCGTGCCAACCCACTCAGCAAGTTCAAGCTAGACAACCAGTTGGCTCTAGCAACACTTGCCCCTGGTGCTTACAAAGCCACGGGAAAGAACTGGTTCTTGCCCCCGTCTTTACGTAACGCCACCACGTTTGGCAGTACTGCTGCTCCTACGTCAGTGCCCGAAGCTGAACCTACAACGGTTGATGGAACTATTGGTGAGCAGCTACCTATAGGTGACTATGGCGGTGACAACCAAATAGATGACCCCGCACCTGAGAATCCAATGTCCTCTCAATCAGGATACGGATCTGCACTTGCTTCCTGGGCTGCAGGCTGGCGACAAAACAAATCCTCACGCCAACGTAAAGGTATCCCAGCACAGGGACTTGCTGCAAAGCGTATTAACCCAACTGCTCAACTCGTCGGTATCTAACTAACTCAAATGAAAGCTAAATCTAGATACGATTATCTGAGTAAGTATCGTTCCACGTATCTCGACACAGCTATTCAGTGCTCTGAGCTAACCCTCCCCACTTTGATTCGTCAAGATGAGGACTATGGTCGCTCCAGTCAAATTCGGTTGATCACACCTTGGCAAAGCGTTGGTGCAAAGGGGGTAGTCACTCTGGCATCTAAGTTGATGCTAGCTCTACTGCCTCCTCAAACCAGCTTCTTTAAGCTACAGATTGATGATTCAAAGATCGGTATTGATCTACCTCCTGAAGCACGTTCTGACCTTGACCTATCTTTTGCAAAGATGGAGCGGTCAGTCATGGAAATTATTGCAGCCTCCAGTGATCGCGTTGTCGTACACCAAGCTCTAAAGCATTTGGTTGTCGGTGGTAACGCCTTGATCTACATGGGTCCCAAGGGGCTAAAGCTGTATCCATTGAATAGGTATGTCGTAGACAGAGATGGTAACGGTGAAATCCTAGAGATCGTTACGAAAGAACGCATCAGCCGTAAGCTGTTGCTACCTATTATTGAAACTCAGTTCCCTGCTAATCCTCCTGGTGAGGATGGAGCTGATAATGAAGAAGACGTTGATGTCTACACCTGGATCCGTAGGGATAACAACAGGTACATCTGGCATCAAGAAGTCTTCGATAAGATCATCCCAGGTTCTCAAGGTAAAGCACCTATTGAGACAAGCCCATGGTTGGTACTCCGCTTCAATGTTGTTGATGGAGAACCGTTTGGCCGTGGTCGTGTTGAAGAGTTCCTCGGTGACCTACGTTCACTTGAAGCACTGATGCAAGCACTCGTAGAGGGTTCTGCTGTTGCTGCAAAAGTGATCTTCACTGTGTCACCTTCTAGTACTACTAAACCCTCTACCTTGTCTGCTGCAGGTAACGGTGCTATCGTCCAGGGGCGACCCGATGACATTGGAGCTGTCTCTGTTGGTAAGACAGCAGACTTCCGTACTGCTATGGAAGTTGCAGGTTCTTTAGAGAAGAGGTTGAGCGAAGCATTCCTCATCCTTAACGTACGTAATAGCGAACGCACTACTGCAGAAGAAGTGCGGATGACACAGATGGAACTAGAGCAGCAGTTGGGTGGCTTGTTCTCCCTACTTACTGTTGAGTTCCTTGTACCCTATCTAAATCGAAAGCTGTCTGTACTCCAGAAGTCAGCAGCTATCCCTAAGATCCCGAAAGATCTTGTGCGACCTACGATTGTTGCAGGTATCAACGCCTTAGGACGTGGGCAAGACCGTGAGTCACTTGCTCAGTTTTTCACAGTCGTCGCACAAACACTCGGACCACAAGCTGTTAGTTCTTTCCTCAACCTTGACGAAGCGATTAAGCGATTGGCTGCTGCTCAAGGCATTGATGTTCTGAACCTTGTTAAGTCGATGCAGGATGTTAAGCAGGAACAACAAGAGTCGTTCCAGCAAGCACAGCAGATGGAACTCACCAAGCAAGCTGCTGCCTTGGCAAGTACTCCCGCAATGGATCCGAGCAAGAACCCAGAAGCAATGAATCAAATTTATGGACAAGCAGATCCCAGTCAAGCCCCAGAGGTCCAAGAAGGCACCCCTCCCCCCGGTCTCTAAACCAGAGCCGACAGTAGATGAAACTACTGAAAACAAGCCGTACATGCGTCGCTCCAAAATTGGAGAGCCAACTATCGGTCGTTCACCCGATTACGTAAAGACTGTAGGTCTTGGTAATCTAACCGTTATTACAGCAAATGGCAAACGAGATTACAATTAATCCAGAGCAACAAGTAGAAGGTCAGTTTAGTGCTGAAGAGCAGGAATCCCTAGAGATTGGGGAACGCCTTGCAGCTGAAGAACAACAACTTCTTGCTGGTAAGTACAGCTCCACAGAGGAGCTTGAGAAGGCCTACGTGGAGCTTCAGAAGCGCCTCGGTAGTCAGGACGGAGAAGAGCCCGAAGAGGCCACAGAGGAGCAGGAAGAGGCCTCTGACGAAGCAGAACAGGGCACCCTCTATCAGGCCATCATTGAATCATCTAAGAATGGTAAGTGGTCACCTGAGTTGGTTGACCATGTTTCCAAGATGAACCCCATTGATGTTGTTAATGAGTTCCTAGCTAACCAACAGCAACAACAACAGGCACCTGAAGCTTCCCCTGCAGATATCCAATCCATTCAGGAATCAGTTGGTGGTGAACAAGGCTACCAAGACATGATTCAGTGGGCATCCAATAACCTCAGTGAGCAGGAAATTGGAATGTATGACGCTGTGATGGATCGTGGCGATCCGTTGGCAATGTTCTTTGCTGCACAAGCTTTGAATGCACGCTATCAAGATGCACAAGGTTATGACGGTGAGCTCCTCACTGGCACAGCTCCTCGTGCTGATGGTGATGTATTCCGATCTCAAGCACAACTTGTAGAAGCGATGAGTGATCCTCGCTACGACAAAGATCCTGCATACCGCTCTGACGTAGCTGCAAAGCTTGAACGTTCTAATCTCCAATTCTAATGACTGACAACATCTGGGCTAAGGAACCAACTATGTACACCGACAAAGATTACACCGTGCCTCACAACGAACGCGCAGAACTTCTCAATGGTCGCCTTGCAATGCTTGGCGTTATTGCAGCTATTGGCGCTTACGCTGTTACTGGACAACTGATTCCTGGAGTCTTCTAATGCCTAACGTAAACGGTAAAAGCTATCCGTACACACCAGCTGGTAAGGCTGCAGCTAAGAAAGCAGCTGCCAAGGTGAAGTCGGCTAGTACTAAAAAGAAGTAAGTTATAAGTCCCGCTTTTAATGCGCGTTTATTAGCGGGACTAGTAGGAGTTAGCAATATAAAGTCCTTCGCTTTATTATTATGATTCCTCTTCT